GCCCGCGGAGCCATGAAAGATGAATGTCGTGACTTCGGCAAGGGCCGTTCGAAGTTCACGCCGGCAGAGCCGGCCCTATTCTTGGACAGTGACCGGGGCGGCGTCGGCGAGAATGAGACAACAACGTTTGCCGAGTCGCTGGGCCGCAACCGGCGTACTGAGCAATTAAAATGCAGCCATCTCTTCCGACGCAAGCCATGCTTGGTCGTCCATGATGGTGACGGCGAGGGTTTCGAGTCGATACTTAACTCCGTAGGCTTGTCGCGGCAAGAGCGACTCGTAATGACCCTGTATTACCGTGAAGAGATGACGCAAAAAGAGGTCGGGGCCGTCTTGCAACTGACCGAATCAAGAGTCGGGCAGATCCGTTCTAGCGTTCTGCTGAGGCTCCAGGAGGCAATGACCAGTGGGGAGAGTTGACCTAAACGACCGCCAGAAGAAATTCGTCAAGGCATATTTCGATCCCAAGTCTCCAACCAAGGGAAACGGCGAAAGATCCGCAATCGTGGCCGGCTACAGACCAGGGGCGGCGGCGGTTACTGCGTGTCGAATGTTAAAGCACGCTAAAGTTCTGGATATACTAAACAAGGCGAACGCCAAGGCACAATTCTCATTCGAGCGTATCTTGAGTGAGCAGGCCAAGATAGGTATGGCCGAGGTGTTGCCGGGCAGCGTCGCGCCGGCCGTAAAACTTGAGGGCTTGCGCGACATGCGGGACACGCTGAAGATCATCCAGGGCGACGATGGGCGCATGCCTGCCGGTCCAGCCGTCGCCGTGGCGGTCAACGTGGACCTTCGCAGACGCATGGAAGATAGTCCATTAGACTTGGGAATCCCCGGATTACCGCCGATTCCGGCCATTTCAGCGAAAACCGACGCGCCAGGATTGGCTGAGAAGGCAACGGACGACAAGCCTTGACTGATTCCCCGCAGCCCGTGGCGACGACCTTCGGCATCCTTGAAGCCCAAGAGTGGATTCCCTCGCGCCTTAAGATCATCGACAAGTCCGGGCGCATGGTCCCGCTGGTGTTCAACGCCGTCCAGGAGCGGCTGCTCAAGGCCATGCTTGAGCAGCAGCGCCGGGGCCTGCCGATCCGCATCATCGTCTTAAAGGCCCGGCAAAAGGGAATCTCGACCGCCGTTGAAGCCGTGATCTTCGCGTTCTGCAACGCCCTGTCGAATCGCAAGGGCTTTGTCTGCGCACACGACGACGAACAGTCCGAAGAACTTTTTCGCATGGCGCAGTTGTACCAGGACGAATTACCGGAGGCTGAGAAGCACAGAACAAAATACAGCAGCAAAAAGGAGATCGTCTTTGCGGCGCCGCACCGTTCGAGCGTGACCGTCAAGACCGCCGGCAGCAAGGGCCTGAAGCGCGGCAGCACCCTGAACTACGTTCACATCTCCGAGGTGGCCTTTTACCCTGACCCGCAGCGCACGCTCTTGTCTTTGCTCCAGGCCGTACCTGAGCAACCAGGAACGCTTGTGGTGATGGAATCCACGGCCAATGGGGCTTCAGGCGAGTTCTATGACCGATGGAATGTCGCCGTGAAGCATCAGACCGAGAAGCCGGGCGACTTGTCGGGATACCTGCCGTTCTTCGTCTCATGGCTGGCAGCCGACGAATACACAACGCCACTGGTCAACGGTGAGACGCTTGATCCGCTGGACGAGGACGAGATAGCCCTTCAGGATCGGGGCGCGAGTCTGCCGCACCTGAAATGGCGGCGGCACACCATCCGTGACAGGTGCGGTGGCTCCGAAGACCTGTTCGCCCAGGAGTATCCGTCAACGCCCGAAGAAGCGTTCAGGGTTTCAGGCCGGCCCGCGATCCCCATGAAAGTCTTGGCTGCGCACGAGAAACAGATACGGCCACCGCTTAAACGGGTGCGGTTGTGGAGGGATGGTAAGGGCAAGGTTCAAGTCGAGCCGATTCAGGCGCCGTCGGCAGGTTGGGATATCTGGGAAGAACCGCGTCAGAATCACGATTATGCGGTCGGCGGTGACGTTTCGGAAGGTGTCTTGAGCGACATCGACAACCCGGCGTCTGAGGCGGACTATTCGGCCGGCGTGGTCTTGTCGCGTCGGTTCATGCGTATCGTGGCTGTCTGGCATGGGCGGCTGGACCCCGACTGGTTTGGCGAAGAACTGCTCATGGCGGCTGAGTGGTACAACCATGCCTGGGCCTCGCCGGAAGTCAACGCCGTTGGGCAGGCTGCACTTGTGCCGTTCAGGCGTAGGGCCTATCCGTTCCTGTACCGCCGACACACGCTACCCGATGCCCCACAAGACGAGATGCAGGCGCTGGGTTGGAGAACGGGCCAGAACCGGGACTTTATGATCGACGCCTGGCTGGCGGCGTGCCGGCCGTCAACCACAGGCCGCGACCCGATAAACGTGCCGTGTGCCGCCCTGGTGTCAGAGGAACGGACGTTTATCAGGCGGGCGGATGGTAAGCGCGAACATCAGCGGGGGTGCCATGACGACATTCTCTTTGCGGCTTTTATAGCCCTACAGATTCACCTGGACATGCCGCGTGGCGTAGCCGAGATACCGCCGCTTGGCAACGAGGGTTGGCGTGGGGGCTCCGGCGGGCAGACGGACGACTTTGACCCGGAAGAAGATAGCGATGGCCGGGCAGAGACTTCCTGAGAGAATTCTTGTGAGTTTACCCGCGCACCCGTCGATACTGTAGAACATGACCGACACGCTCTGGTTTTTGTCTGGACTGGTACTCGGCTGGATGTCTGCGGCCGGGTGTTTGTACATCGGGTTCCGGGCAGGGCGCCGGGCTGTGGGCGGTGACGGGTCGGTTCTGACGGACGCGGGGCAACCCGTAGGAGACGAAACGGAATGACCACGCGACGGCTTATCTTGGCCCTGGTCCTCGTTGAACTGATCGTGGCGGTCGGGTATCTGGTTAGGTGAACCGAAAGATGATGCGAGAAGCCGAAACGCGCTGCCTGTCAAGACATGGGATAAAGGGAACCTTGGCACCCTCCCATGTTGCTCGCACGGGCGGTCGGGCGGCGCGTTTTTGCTTCCCATCCATGCCAAAAGGCACCGCTTCTCTCGATCTTCAGGTGAGGGCATCCCGTGCGGGTTGTCTAATGAAACGAATGATCGAACAACGGGCACCGGAGCAGTCGGTATCCAGTCCGACGCGAAGTCAAGGTCTTCCGGGGCCTGCGCCCTGCATCTCGGCCCAACGGTCAACAGCCGACCGACCCAAAACCGACTTGCAAATCGAGGTGCTTTGTAGGGCGTAGGTCAACTTTGGCAGTAAAGACACGCACGGAACACAAGACGGCCTGGTACAGACAGGTCGGTAGGGAAGGGTTGTAAGAAAATGACCCAAACCGCAGGCCAAGACTTGGCGCAGGCAGGTATGGCCGCCCTCGATGCCGGCGACGATTCCAAACTCAATACCATCCTCGATGAGATGATTCAGTCCGGAGAACGGGCGCGCGATATATTCACCCCGGTTTTTCGCGACGCCATGAACTACATGTTCGGTAATCAACTCTTTGGCCGCGACACCAAGGACGGATGGGATCGGATTCAGGACAACTATTTCTACCCCTCAATCCAGCAGCAAATGGCGATGCTTTCGCAGCGGCGTATGACGGTTTGGCCTGTACCACTTGAACCCCAGGACGTTGCGGCAGCCGAGTTCTGGAAACCCATCCTTCAGTGGCAGTACGACAACGACCTGGACATGGAACGGACGTTACTCGCCACGCACTACGACGCGGCGATCTACGGGTACTACGTCGGGAACGTCTATTGGGAACCTAAAATCCGATGGGATGCCCGGCGTAAGCGGTGGCAAGGTGGGCCTCGCATAGACCTGCTTTTCCCTGAGTTCTTTGGTTGCGATCCTGAAGCCGAGAACGTTCAGGCAGCGAACTACGTCTTTACCCGTCGGCGGTTGAAGGTTGACGCCGCGATTAGTCGGTGGCCTCAGTTTGCGACCGAAATCATGGCTGCCGCGTTAGACCAACCTGCGGCAGGGGATAGGAGTCGGGCCGCGTCCGGGGCCTACTATTACGCCGAAACGGTTGACGTTGACCTGTCGCATGACCCGCGGCCGATTGAGGGCATGGGTAACCCGACAGAGGGTCGGATGGTCCAGATTCTCCGCTCACTACGCGACGGCGATACGGCATGGTCAAGGGGTCGGACGGAAGACGGGGCGGGTCGGTTCGTGACGGTCGAGCAGATATTCTTTAAGGACTCGACCGAGGCCCCGCAACACGACATCCAGCCCGTACCCCGCGACACGCTGATCCAGCAAGGGCACTTGCTCCCGCATCCCACCGAGAACCTTGTCGGCAACCCCGACTCGTTTCCGGGTCGGCAGGTAGGGGAACCGGTTCCGCCAGCCGAGTATCCTACGACCGTTGCAAACTCTTGGATGGAGCCGGTTTATCCGAACGGCCGGATGGTTTTGCGGGTCGGCAAACGGATACTGAACTCTAACCCGCAAGATCAGGTTTGGCCGTACAGGCGGTGGCCGTTCGTGGTGGGCGTCAATCAACTGCTCCCGCACGTTTGGATGGGCTTGAACGCTGTCGAGATGGGCCGGGGGATGCAGGATTTCGTGAACTCGGCCTGGATGCACCTGTCGAACTACGTCAAGTTCCTCGGCGACCCGGTTATCGTCACGGAGCATGGCGCCGTGGCAGGTAGCCCGGACGGCCGCAAAGACGGGCAAAAATTGAAGTCTAAGGCCGGGGCAATCTGGCAGATGGTATCGGGGGGAATCAACAAGATTCGCCGTGAACCCCCGGCGCCCATGCCTGCGGGCACGATGGAAATTATGTCCAGGGCCACGCGGGAACTTCAGAACGCGCTGGGGATGCAAGACGTTTCGATGGGCCGGGAATCCAGCAAACCTACCACGGCCTACGAGATTTCGCAGATAGCCCAATCCTCAAGGGTCCGCACGCAACTTGCCGGGCTTATGCAGGAATGGTGGTTGTCGGAAGTCATGTCGCTGGTGGCGGAACTTGACCAGTCGAATAT